GATCTGGCAGCGCAGTTTGAGATGCTGCTGCGTAATGAGGTTGATGACATCCTCAGTGTGATGGAACAGAGGTGAAGTACCGACTCGGAACTGAACGTCGATCTGCGTATCACCTGTGGCTCGGTTGACATCCTCAGTGAATCCGAGGTCGTTCGGCGTCACTCCGAAGGAAGCCATCGTGCGGCGAGCAAGGTACAACACAAACTCAGGAGAGAACTTGTCTGCGTCTGGCTTCGAACTCGTGAATTTCGCTCCGCTCGGTACCCAACGGATCTGTCGCGCCTTGGTTTGATCACCTTGCATGAGGGCGTCCCACGCTTCCTGCCAGTCTTGGACCTGCGCCGGATCGCTCATATCCGGAGGCGCCTCCATGAAGCCAGCAGGCATAGTGCCCTCAGTGAAGAACTGGAGGAAGTGCCACTGGAAACGAATGTCGGTATTAGCACTGAGCAGCACAGCCTCGAGCGGCGCTAGACCGTACTGACTGTCAGGCAGCGGGTTCCATGGCAGATAGATTAGGTCGTCTGCAGCGAGCCAGTCCCACGGCAAGCCCTCGATGATCTGCAAGTACGCCGGTACGATCTCACCGCCGAAGAGGTCTTCAGGACCGGCCTGTGCATCATCCTCATCTTCAGGCCGACGACCGTAGAAGTCAACGAGCGGGATGATGGTTGTCCCGTCCACGACCTCGACCGCAATCGGTTCACCAGCATTATTCCTTCTGATGTAAATGCTGCCGGCGTCGTACCTCAACACATCCTGAAGCCACTCAGCGAGCCAAGCTCGGAACGGCTGGCGCTTGTCCGGCAGCTCCCAGAAGGCCCTCGCTGCTTTGACGTCCTCGTCAACGTCTTCCTTCTCACCAGGGATAGGCTCCCAGTTGTACTCGAGGGAGCGCACATCGTTGATTAGGTGGCGCACGCATATCTGCGCGACGTCGTAAGCCTCGTAGATCGCCTTGATCGTCGGGAAGCTGACGCGGTTCCAGCGCGGAGTAAGCTGGACGTTCTGTCCGACCGAGTAGTCCCAGGTGCGTGGCGCGCGCCGGACGCCGAAGAAGGGGTCAAGCGGTGGGAACGGTGGACCCCACGATAGCCCTTGCTCTGCGAGGGCAAGCTCTAGCTCCTCAGGCGCCTGTTTGAAGCCGCTAGAGAGGTTCTGATTGATGCGCGCCTGTAGGCGTGCTGTGGTGTTTCCCAGGTTCGACCAAGAGGTGTTCATGCCGGAGCCAGGTTTCACAGCACCTTTGCTCGAGAGCTGCGTAGCGGCGTTGCCGGTCAGGAACGACTTCTCGACAACGCCAGTCTCGACGAGCGATGTCTCGACAGCGCGGAGTGTCTTGGCGATCGTAGCTGCCTCAGCAGCCTTGCGCCGCTTCGTCAGGATGGGGATGTTCATGAGCCTCACCTTCGCCCGTGTTTACGGGCCTTCGTGGGGTTTGTGCTGATTGATACACGAATATAAAGATTTCGGAATCCGCTCAAGTTCTGCGTGTCAGCACGTCGAGCGGGGCCGGCGCTTGGCTGAAGCAAGTGATAGCCGCGCGCCCTTTTACTACTACGGCGTCAGCAGCAGCAACACTCAGCTCTCTACTGTGTTTGCTCTCGACGCGCCGTATCCGCAATGCGACCGATAGGCGGTAAACCATGTATGCGATAGGGCAGAGAGTATGGGTGAAGTCACACAATCGGCTAGCAACCGTAGCCGAAGCAAACTACTCGCGCACCACGCCACGCTATGCTTGCTATGTTGTTTTATTCGATGATTCGGTCGGACATGATATGTTGACGGGTAAGGATGACCTACGCGCAGCCGACTGGTGTTGTGATGGGTGAGGGCGATGGCTCCCGAATAACAAGCGGGAGGCACGTGCTGGAGGCTATGTAGGTCCGAACGAATGGGAAGACATCGCCGAGTATTGCTTCACATGCGTACGAGAGACTGAAGACTATAACGCCTGACTACCACACGCGCTAAAGACTTGGCCGGCGAACCGGCAGTTTAGGCGCGAGAGGTGCGGGTGACCGCTGAGCAGCCTTGATAGCGCTCGCGATCTTTTCTACGTTGACCTGCGACTTCAACGCCAACATTTCTGAGTTAGGATCTCGCCCGTCGACCTTCGCGCTCTTTACCAGAGCGCTCTCAGGTGGGCCTTGCGCCATTTCCTCTCGGGCGCGCGTAAAGTCCGCATTGCTCGGCATCAGTAATCAACCTCCGGGTTACGACCCCCGTGACAGTAGTGGCAGCAGTCGGGGGAGTTAGGATACTTTGCGAAGCGATGATGCCTGTCCGGGGACTTGGGACAGCAGACATCAGCCATATATCGCGTATGGTCGCCGTGGAATTTCGGAAGTGCTTTGACCTCTGGCGGCAGCTCTATCTGCGGTTTCCCTGCGAGAGCTTCCATCCACTCTGCGACGCTATGTTTGATGCGGCCTACACGACGAGGCATAGTCACTCCTTCTCACAGAAGAGCTTGCACCGCGGGCACTGCAACAGGTTACCGGGGCGCGTTATGAAGTCCTCGATTGGCGGGCAGTCAGCATCCTCACAGTCGTGCTCATCGGTCAACTCAGGCGTACCTTTGTGCGCAAAGTAACCTGGCGGGATCTTGCCTGCTCCTCCAAACTGCGCCTCTGCCTTCATGTAGTCCAGCCAATCAGCGCCTGGGCCGCCGGCTGAGAGCGTGAGCAGCACGGCGTCTGCACGATCAGGGGATCGGCCCAAGCGCTTCTTGGTCTCGTCCTTTTTCTCAACCACCTGACGCATCTTCAGATCGTAGCTGTAGCGCGGAGCAGTGAGATCTGCGGCAAGTTGCTCATCCGGATCAAGGTCAATATCCTCCATCTGCGCAGCTGCTTCGAACCATTGCTCGCTCCTGCGGTTCGGAAACTTAGTCGGGCGCTTGGCTGCGACGCCGGCGTTGTACGCTACTACCTTGAAACCCTCAGCGCGGAGCTGATCGGTTACACCGCCGCCGACCCCGGTGTCATCGACCACGATCTGCTTAGCGCCGCTCTCTGTAGCCCAGTGCGCCACTCTGCTGGCGGTGTGAGTAGTAGGCTTGCCGTGGAAGTGCTCAACGATGCGAATTACCTGGCCGATGCGCTGGGCGATAACCGTCTCATCATCGCCGTATCTTGCAACATCGCAGCCGATGATGACATCGCCGGCTTCTCTTAGCTCACGTCGCTGAGCTTCCTCAACAGCGCCCAAGCCGATCACGGTATCCTCACCAGTGGCAGGGAAGTTCCCGAGCACACGCACCTGATACATCGGAGACTCTTCGCCCCAAGCTTGGCGAGTCTCCTCAGCCCACTCAGGATAAGGCATCGCCCGAGCAACGAGGGCAGGTACCTTCTCGCCTGTGTAGTTCGGACTGTCCTCAACACCGATGTGGATCTGATGCCATCGCGCTCGCTCAGTAGTGAAGCTGCGATGGAACGTCCCGCCGACCTGTGTCGGGTTGCCGATCATCAGCACCTTGGCGCCCTCGGCTGTTAGGAAGCCCTCAGCCGCCTGGAAGATGCGCTCGTCAACACCGGACGCCTCATCAACCACCAGCAGCAGATGATCGCTGTGGTGTCCTTGGAATCGCTCAGGCTCGTTGGTAGAGAGCCCGATAGCGAACCAGCGCGAGCCGAGTTCTAGCTTCGCCACTTGTGCTGGTGGGAACATCTTGCCGTGAGCGTTTGCGTGTGCTGTCGAGACGGCGGTTCGGATCTCGCGCCAGAGCAGCTGTTCGACCTGCGACCAGGTCGGTGCGGTCGTGATAACGCGGCTATCCTTGTAGGCGGCTAGGAACCACAGCACCACACGCGCTGCGACAGCCGTCTTCCCTACGCCGTGGCAGCTACGAACCGTGACGCGCGGGTGATCGCGCACAGCCTCGAGGATCTCGCGCTGTTTGCTCCATGGCTCGAAGCTGAGCTCCTCTTGGCAGAACTTGACAGGATCGTTAGCGTAGTCGGCAATAGAAACGCTTTCTTCGATGCGATCAGCGATTCGAGAAGCGACGCGCTTCTTAACGCTCACCGATGATCTCCTCAGGGTACAGCGGCTCTGTAGACTGGAGGCGTTCTAAAGTTGCGTGGTGAGCTGATTCATCGTGCTTGCGGTAATACTCCTCAAACGCTTTGTACCGGAGCACGTTCTCAGCCTCAACCTTACTGACCTCAGGTTCATTTCCGAAATCTGGCCACGTGTTCTCGCCGCACTCCGGGCACTGGTAGAAACGATGGTCGTTCGGCCAGCTAGTTCCACACATTGAACAACGCCTGCAGGACATTTGATCACCGCCTCTTACCAGTGCTGCGACTCCCACTCCAGCGCGACTCCTGGACAGCGTTTGCAGAATAGAGCGTGACCGCATCAAGGCAGTCTTCGCCACAAACCAGACCAACCACAGCGCGAGCATCTTCCTAACCATACGATGCTCACGAGCTAAGCGGGACGTTCGCTGAGTTTTTCCTGCTGTCGCAGCGCGATCAGATGCTCCTCGTCGAGCTCCTCACCAAACAACGCAACCTCGACCGGGTGCACGTAGACCGTGAGCGTGTTGTTCTGCGCCTTGAAGCCCGCTTCGCCGGGCTTGCCGGTCCCCTCACCGCTAGCGCTCCAGTTGGTTGAGCCCTCGAAGCCAACCACGCTGTCAAGCACACCACCCTTAGTGTGTGAGATCTGGTGCGTTGCCGACTGGCCGATTGCGAAGCTAGCCCGCATCTCAGGTTTCCACAGCGCTAGGATCTTCTTCTCGTGCACGCCGCCGGCTTGGCTCTTGTCGAGCGTGCCTTGGACGAAGACGTGCTTGCTTTCGATGAGTCCTTCGATGATCGAGTTTAGTTCGTCGTCGTCATAACCGAACATGTTGAGCTTGAGGCTGCGACTTACCCGGCTGAGCAAGTACACCAGCACGCCATGCACATCGTCGCGCCCAACGTAGAAGACTCGGAAGTCTGTGCTGTCACCAGCAGGGAAGCTTTTCTCGCGCTTGAACTGAGCGAGGTCGTCTAGCTTGAAATCGTTGAGAGTCGCAGCAGGATTAGCGGCAGCGTTAGGGCACGTTCCGCTCACGCTTCAGCACCTTCCTCCACGCTTCGTTTGACGACAACCATCGTTTTGACGATGAGCTGTAGTCGATCTTTCTCGTCGGGGCTCGTCATGTAACAGAGCGTTTCGTGGTCAGTCGGCTGGGCCGCAATCACGTACAGACCATCTTCCCTGTCAATGATGACCGGCATCGCACCGTGAGCAAGATACGTCAGCGCAAGAACGTACGACTCCGGATAGTAGGAATCTTCCATCAGCGCGGTCGATGCGTGCGATGATAGAGATACGCGCTCAAGCACATAGTCGAGTTATCGACAGGACCAACGATGCCCGACACACGAGCGCTGTCTGTGAACTGACGCGCCCACGGCGTCCCAAACGTTCCACCGCGAGTGAAACCAGCAGGCAGCGCAGCGCCGTAGTCTGCAACCCACAGCCGGCCGTTGTGCGGCTTCATACCAACACCGTGTTCAACGAAGTACGATGCTTCCGAGTAAACGATCAGGTTCTTGAACCCGTGAGCTCGGCAGTAACCGTCGAAGGAGCGAATGAACGCGACCGGATCTGAGATCCCCTGCTCACGCTCGATGTCCAGCGCGATTGCATCGTACGGATGATACTCGCCACTGGTTGTGAGGTGAGTGAGAAAGAAGCGTCCCTGCGACACTGCTGAGCCTACCTTCTCAGCGAAATGATAGTGCAGTACCGGCACACGAGCCTCGTGCGCTACGTGCGTCTGCGCCTGCCAGTCTGGGTTAACGTAGCCTGCGCCGTCAGTCGCCTTGATCGCGATTAGCACGTGGCCAGCCGCAGCGTAAGCCTTCGCATCAAGCGCAGCAGGTCCGTTGTTCGAGCTGAGGTCTACGAAGTTTCTGTTCATGCTGGCTGTTCCTCCTTTGCGCTTAGCGCTTTATGGTGCGTGCGCTTCGTGCGCTCACGCATCTCTTCCATTGCTGCGTTGCAAGCGGCGTAGATGTTGAAGTCAGTAGCGCCGTCTTTAGGCACAACTAGCACCTCAGCTCGCTGAGGCTCATTGATGCCGTCGTCGATGTCTAGTGTGAGCTTGACGGAGGGCATAGTCAAGCAGTTCCCTCCCAGCCGTACGGATACGCAAGATCCCGCATGATCTCACCAGCGCTCAAGCGTACCTCACTAGCTACCCCAAAAGCCTCGAAGCCGTCAGGAGTTATCCTACCTCGAGGACGCTCTAAATCAGCGATAGAGAAAACGCCGTCGCCGGCTTGACCGCACTGGTCGCAGCCTGAACAGGCGCAATCTGGTGCCTTTGCATTCCGTAGCTTCGCTATATCCTCAAGTGGCAACGGTCCACATCTCACATTGTTGATGTACCTAGCGGTACCACCAATAAGCTCACAGTCCGCTATAGATGTAGCTGCTCGCGGGCCGATCTTGTCTGATCCCAACGGCTTAGCGGACGCGCTGACACACGTCGGATCGTATAGCTTGCTGTCCTTCCAAGCCTGTATGAGTGCGTCTCGACCCACACAATCCTCTTTGCCGGTCAACTCCTTCGGCCAAACATCTCCATTCTCAGCTCGCTTCCGTTCCTCGTACGGTTTCACGACTCGCTCGATCAGGTCTAGCTTTGCGCCCTCGAGCGCACCGAGACATTCTGCGAGCGTCTGGTAGCGAAGCTCATGTGCCTCAAGATACTGGCACAGTAGCTGCTGTATCGCGTATGTCAGCTCTCCGACGTTCTCGCCAGCAGACAAGCCGCGATCGATGAGATCGCGTCGGCCCTTTGGAATATATGGCATTACCGTGACCTCCTGCTTTGAGCCAGCGCCGCAAGCGGGTGCGGCTGCTTGTGCTTGATTCTACGACTGCGTCGCTCTCGACGGGTCGGTGTTCGAAATTCATCCTCACCTATCTGAATCATGGAGATGCCGCCGATCCGGCGCATGTAACCGTACGTCTCCATACGCTCGGCGTGCTTCTTCTTTCCGAAAAGCATTGGCTCCTTGCCTACTGCGCTCTTGTCGAGCTTCATCACTCGACAGCCAGGGCGTACGAGCCGAGACGTCAACTCAGTCATCGTTGCCCTCCTGCCAATCCGAGACGAGGCGGTAGGTGCCCCGCGCGTCCGGGCCGACCACCCGCCTCCATCGCCTCTCGTTCGTCTGCGCTCATCTAAATCTCGTCTTCTTTCATACGTCGCATCTCCGTTGCCCTGTGCAGATAGTCCAGCGAGCCACGACAAGTGGCAGCGCCAGGCGTCAGGACCACGTGCAGACATTCCGGGCAGCGCCTAAACAGCGCGAAGTGCTCGGCGCTTGCCTTGCCAGTGGGGCTAGCTTCGCGCCCGTCTGCACTCAGGGAGTCAGGAGGCATCGGACCACCAGGACTTCACGATCACGGAGCTTTGGCTTTCGGGGGTGTCGATGGCGGCCCGTCGCTCATAGCGTCCGCGTCCTGAACTCAGGCATCAGCTAACGCACCGCAGTAGCAGCAGCCCATACGCGATGGTAGGTGTTCTTCCACGGCGTGTACCGCTGCGCGTACCACAGCATATGAATCAGCAGAGCATAGCGAAACGGTACCGGCGTTGCCCAGCGCTTGTAGCGAAGTAGTGTTCTCATTTATTTAGCTGACCTCCAAGTCGAAAATGAAAGCGAGGCGGTAGCGAGCTGGGTTTCGCCCACAGTCTGGCCTCGCTACCGGCAGTCTACCAGTAATCGCCGATCGCTGCGCGCACGCTAGATCGCCGCACAGCACACAGCGTTCGCGTCCGCCGGTGCCGGGGATGTCATCTCCACTACCTACGATGTCCCTGCCGTACTCGCACTCGGTCTCGTCGTGGTAAACGTTCCGGTGTGATTGGCGGGTACTGCTGCGCGTTTGTGTAGAAGGCGCGAGTCTCGGTCATTGCCTACTCCGGGACCCCGACATCCTCATCCTCCACCACAGCTGTTCCCTCGATCGGGTCGTCGGGAAAATGTTTGCTTATGAGAGCTAGTTCATCTGGAGTATCTAGTTTATGCCCAAAAGCTCGGAGCAAAGCCACGAGAGGCATCGCTGTACGTTGAACTTTGGCGTCTAACACATTAGCGAGCCGAATATCAACGTTCGCATCGAGAGCTTGCTTCTGAAACTTCACCCATCTATCTAACGCCGCATTGTACTCTTTGATCCAGACGTTCAGAGTGATAGGTCCGAAGGTTGTCTCTTCCACACGAATGTTCGGGTCCTCGCCGTCCTTCCCAAGATCGATTGGGCGATGAACAATCGTCAGCGGCTGAACAAACGTCGCATCCGGGTCAAGCTCCTCAATATGCTTTGCATAGTAATCAACTTGGCCGGCGACTTTGGCGCACGCCTCGAGGATACCTTCAAGCGGATGAATGCTCCTAGGAACACCAAGTGCACTCGCAGTTGTTCGCGCAGCAAGTATTTCAGCGTGCTTGATGTTGGTGGGAGATGTCCCGCCGTGCTTTTTGCAGAGACCAAAGCCTACATGCGTCGTCGCCATCCCAGCTACGTTGTGGCACGTCTTGTACTTTCCCTTCGGTGTAGGGAAATCACAAAGCTTCTTACTATCTCCTGGGGACGCCATCTCATTGGTAGCCTAGCACCGACACGCTCACGCTGCCTCGTTCTCCTCATACGGGTAAAGATCCTCAAGCAGCACGTCCAGCTTGAGACAGGCTTGATCTGCAGTGTCAATTGATACAGCAGCTTTTATTCCGTTCATTACGAGTCTCACCGTATCTTGTGCTAAACCCGTCACGAGAGCAGCATCACTAGCGTGCTCAAATCGCGACAGCAGTAGTTCTCTCAGCGGCTCAGCATCGACGCGTTCCGACGAACCCGGCGCTCGTGTAGCGATTCGAGTTACCCCGACTCGCTTTCGATACCCAAAGCGTTCACGCTCTAAGCGCAGCGCTCGAGCCTCAGCGGACTCTTGTTTCAATCGATCACGCTTCTGCTTGTTTCGTTTCTCTCTGAACGCTGCAGCTAGAGCCTCATTCTTTTCTCGCTTTGCTTTCTCTCGCTCGTGCCACGCACGCTTCATCTCCTTGATCCGCGGGTCAGCTAGCTTGCAAGCGATACACACCGCCACAGGACCTGGGCGATTCGATCGACGATAGAACGCGCTCAGCGGCTGCTCGACTCCAGTTAGCGAACACTTCGGATTCGAGCAGATCTTCGTTTCAGAGCGCACGAAACCTTTCCTTTGACCACGCTTCAACCGCCGTATTGGGCGAGATGCGTAACGGTAGGCACCTAGCGTAGCACACCTCAGCTAGCCTCGTCAAGTGCCTTACGTAGGAGATCCTGCGCGGAGCGCAGTTTGCGGCGACGTCGCCTAGCAGTCGCTCGAGCGGCTTGCTTCGCTTCGATTCCTGGTTGCGCCTTATCAGCGAACGCCTTCAAGTCCTCGGCCTTTAGTGCCTCCTCAGTTGACAGCGCTTGTGTCGCGTTGTACGTGTAGTCGCCGCTCTTCCCTCCTGCTCGAGCCATAAAGCGAGGTCGGTCAGTTCGATCTCCAACCCACGTTGTGAGCCTCCAAACAACTGCCTGTCCCTCAGGCCACGCGCTACGTAAGATCTCGTAAGTTGCTTTGCTGTGATGCCGCATCACCTCACTAGGTGCTAAAGCCTGTACGGAAACGATTGTGAACTCAATACCCCTACAGCTACGCCGTATTGGTAGCGCATCGAACTTTGGGTCATGCCATCGCCACAAAGCTACAGGCTTCCCTTTCTTTAGCTCCAGCAGCTCCTCCGGGTTCAGTCGCACGCCACGTACTCCTCGTGAGGATGCGCACTCTCGATACGCCATGCTTTGACAGCCGCGTTCACAAACTCCGCAGCAGCTAGCTCTGCCTCGTAGCGCGTCTGGAAGACGCCTATCACCTTACCTGCGCAGTCTTCATCCTGCACGATGTAGATCCACATTACGCTACCCACCGATCGTCGCCGTCAGGGTGAGCCTTCTCGAAGTACATCAACGCAAGCGCGTGAAACACCACCGATGCGAGGTGATGACATTTTGTCTCGTCGTCTATCGACTCTCCGCCCCAGAAAGCTCTCGCATGTCGTATCAGTGAGCTGTAACTCAGATGCCAATCGTAGCCTCGTCGCCAGTTGTTTGCCTCATACTTCTCCGTGCCAAAGGAATACAGCCTCGCCACCTCGTCTAGCTGATCGAACGGCAACAGATCATACCGCTCCGGCTTCGACCCCTTTGCTCCTCCAGTCACAGGGTCCACAACTCGTGTCTCTGAAGGGAACGTAAGTCTGATGCCGTGGGCTAAACCAATCACGTCAGCATCAACTGGCTCAAGCGTAGGATACGAGAGGATCGGTAGCTTGTTCAACCTCCCGACGAATGCCTCCAGACGAGCACCGCGACTCGTCGCCCACCCAGGCAGGCAGACGATGGCCTCGATCTCGCCATCGGAGATCAGCTTCACGTCTCGCGCTAGCAGATCTCCCCAAGTCTCCCCTTTCGCATAGTGCGATGGATCGCCGTCGATAGACTCTTCCGCTGCTTTTTTAGCTGCTGGTGAGTCAAGCTCTGCAGGGGATACTACCGTGTAACCTTGCTCTCGAAGAGCATCAGCAGCCTCATGAAAAGCTGGGAAATTGAAGTTTGGATACCCTGTCATAGGCCCTGCAAGATATATCTTCATACGAACTCCTCCTTGTTACGTAGCAAGTAATACTGGAGATGTAGCAGCGCGTCACTCGCATGGATGCTCTTGTTTTTCCACAGTAACCCTCGCGCTTTGCATTGCCGCCGTGTTGGAATCTTGATGTCTGCTCCCTGCATGATAACCTCACAGCCGGCGGTCAGCGCTATCCATTGCATAGCGCCAATCATTTCTGAGGTTGCCATTGGCGCCCACGACTGTGTTGCCGCCTTGTGTGGGTACAGAACGAACTTCTCGATCACTACGACATCGAACTCACGCACAATCTGCTCGAACGCTACCAACCAGTGTTTCGCAGGATACTCGCGCGCACTGATATGACCTTTGCGGCTGATCGCCACTCCGATATGTGCGCTGCCCGGGTCAACTGCGATAACAGCTCGCTGGCTCACGCATACACCTCCATCTCGATCGGCATCTCTACATCAAATAGCTCACTGGCTCGAGCTGAGCTTTTGGAGATAATCTTCTTGGCAGTCGACTTCGCGGTTCTCTTCGGCAACTCTAGCACAACGCTATCGTGAACTGTTAACACGATCGTACCAGGCCACTCGTGATCGATTTCTACCAGCCATAGCCGTAGCCACGCCGCAAGGGAACCCTGGACCATACGATTCCACGCGGTTTGCGGGAGATCGCCTTCCTGTAGATACGACCGCTTCTCATACTGCGTCCCCGGTAGCACTCTCACATATCCGCGGCTTCTGAACACGCGCTCTGCCTTTCGGTAAGCGTTCATGATCTCCGGATACGTGTTGCGCCAGTTCTGTACTAGCTTATCGCACTCCTCGAGCGGAAGGAGGATTCCTGTTTCTCGTGTTAGGAGTTTCTGGAAGCCTTCACCGCCGATTCCGAATATAGCTCCGAACGTCAACTTCTTACCGATGTCGCGCTTCAGCTTCCATTCCTTGTGAGAGCGTTTCACTTTCATGACGTCTTCAGTAGTTTTGCCGTGGAAGTCAACGCCTTCCGAGAGCATCTGAAGCATCTTCTCACATTTACTGAAGCGAGCCGCAGCCCTGAGCTCGGCTTGAGACATGTCGAGCGAGACGAGGCTGTACCCCTTCTTCGCTAGCAGCAGATCTCTAACCCCGACCATACCCTCCTCGATTCGATCTGCCTTAGGCATCGCCTGCAGGTTTACGCGCTCTGCGGACAGCCGGCCGCTTCGTGCGCCAGAGTCGTCTGCTTCGTGGTCGCTCATGTGATGCTTGATCTGGCGATATCGGCAGCGTAAGCGACCATCTGTGCCGATCTTCTCAGCATAGCCACGATACCACATCGAAGCTGCTCGCTTGGCTTTCGTCGCGTCACGATACTCAGCTGCCCACTGCACGTCGTCCTTTACCCAGTCGCGGATCTGCTCAGCGTCACAAGACGGAGCACCTGCCGCGGTCGCTCGAGCCGTCTCAAGATCTTGCTCCTCGACGAAGTATTTTCGCGCTCCTTGCGGTGTCAGCTTGAACGGTAACTGCGCAACGATGTCCTCAACCTTCTGCTCCATCGCTTCAGCTGCAGCTAATGACTTCGTTACGTCGTATCCGAGTCCACGCTGCTCGATCCGCATCAATGTTACAGCCAAGTCGAACTCACGCTTGCATTCATGAAGTATACGCTTGAGGTCAGCTAGCGGCTCTTCTTTCATGTGAAGCTTCTGCTGTTCGAACAGTGCGAGTGTCGTCTCAGCATCAGCTGTCACGTACGGCTCGATCACATTCCACGGCACTAGGTCGTAGCGATACTTAGGCAGTTTCGCTCCTCGTAACCAGTCCTGCACCGCATCAAGTCCTACCTTCTGGCCGACACCCAGCTCACGTGCCGCGGCATCAAGCCCTGCGAGGCTGTTAGGCCGCCATACACGATGTGCCAGCATGGTGTCCCACTCAAGGGCATCACCTAGATCACGACCAGCCCAATGGCGCGTGCCAGCTGCAAGCAATATCATATCGAAGTGAGCGTTGTGCATCACGAGACGTTTCTGCCGCAGCAGCATGAAAAGCTGGTGCCAGGCTTCCTCATCAAGGTTCGGATCTACTTCAGTGTCACTAAGGGACATCTGGGTTTCTTCTGCTTTGCGGCGCTCCTCATAACGCCGCAAGACGGGTCGCGGCTTGTCTCGGACACCTTGGTCAAACGGGAGAGCAATA